GAAGTGGAGGAGCCAGCGGTTGCGGAATCCCGACAGACAAATATGCTCGCCGCGAAACTTGCAATCTTGGAAGCCAAGACGATGCTGCTAGAAGCAGGCAGGGAAGCAACAGAGGAGCGCGTCGCCGCCGTCGCTTCAGTAAACGAAAGCCGCCGCAATAAGTTGGTGGAGAGTTGGCCGGTCCACGCATCACTACGCAGGACAAAACCAGCTACATCTGGTCGGCGTGAAGCACCAGCGCACAACGAAGTGAACGCAATCAACGATGATTGGCAACGCCGTTTAGATCAAGCACGAAAACTATAAACCGCTACACAAGGATTTCAAACAATGCGAAAAATGAACTTGCCTGATATTGCGACATCGGGTCCGTGGACACACGGTTTCTTCGATGATTTCGACCACATCGTAACCGGAGACAGATGGACGACAATCATAGCGGACAGCGGAACAGCCGCGTCGGTTGGTGATGCCGTTGGCGGTATTCTGGCGCTGTCCACATCGGCGACGGACAACGATGAGGCCTATATCACGACGACCGGGGAAATCTTTTTGGTCGCCGACAAGAAACCTATGTGGGTCGAAGCGCGCATTCAGTTCACCGAGGCGAATACAGACGACGCTAACGTGGTGTTTGGTGTTGCACAAGAGGCCGCTGCCAATCTCCTAGTAGACGATGGCGCTGGAGTAGCAACCACCCTCGACGGCGCACTCTGGTACAAGGTGGACGGCGGGACAAGATGGCAAGTCGCATCGAGTAACGCCACGACGCAAACAACGACCGACACGGCAGAGACCGCAGGCGGGTCTAGCTATCACACGCTTGGCATCTACATCGAGCCAGTGAATTCAGCAGACGCCGAGGTCACGTTTTGGATCGACACTGCAGGTGGACGAAACCTAGCGCCTGTGCGTGAGAATGGCGTATCGCCACGCGCGCCTTCGATCAAGCACACAGTTAGCATTTCTGGGATGGCGGAGATGCACGTCGTTTGTGGCAACAAAGCCGGAGCAGCAAACAACGAAACCCTAAACATCGATTACATTCAGGCTTGGCAAAAACGCTAAATTCACAACCGCAAAAGGACCAGTCATGCTTGATACACCTTCTGGAATCCGAGACGCCGCGCGTCTCCTGGAGTCACGCACCAATGAGGGGCGTTCCGATTCGTTCTTTCGCGAGCTAGGCGAAATCCTTCCCTCGATAGACCGCCGCAGAATTTCGTTGCGTCGGTTATTTGAGGCATTCGTGCATGATGGCCGTGAACTCGTTCAGCATATGCAACCGGGATACCATGCAGACGGGACCACCGCATTGCTGGAAGCTGGCGATGCAGTAAACACTGGAAACTTTTCCAGCATCATCGGCCAGATAACGTATTCGAGCGTCATGGCCAACTTGGACACGCCCGATTTCATCGGCCAAAATCTTGTGACGACCGTACCGGCAACGACGCAAGAGGTCGAAGTCATCCCCGGTATTTCCATGGTCGGCGATGTGGCGGAAGATGTCGGCGAAGGAAGCGAATACCCCGTCGTCGGCGTATCGGAAGAATTTGTCACAGCGCCGCGAAAGGTCAAAGACGGATTCATCCTACCGATCACAGAGGAAGCAATCTGGGAGGACAAGACCGGCCTACTAATGACGCGCGTAAATGCCGCGAGTCAAAGTATGGGAATCACACTTGAACGTGAAATCCTTGATACGGTGCTTGGACAGACGACTAGCTATTCTCGCAACGGCGGGGCGGCGCAGGCGACCTATGGTAACACGCACACCAATGGCACCTTCGACAACCTGTCTGCGTCTACCGCGCTGGCAAATTACACGGACATCGAAGACGCCTTGAAGTTGTTCGACGCCATTACCGATCCAAATACCGGCGACCCGATCATGATCGGTGGAAACCTGGACATCATCGTACCAACGGCTTTGGAATTTACGGCGCTTAATATCATGCAGGCGACCAATATCCAGGTCGGCGACACGACGAGCGCAACGGTTCCAGTAACAGTCGCCAGCAACCCGCTTATTAAACAAAGCCGCCGAACCTTTAACCTGCACACTTCAGCATTTGTAAAGGACCGGACCTCTAGCGCAACAACGTGGTTCATCGGAAACTCTAAGGGCGCTTTTGAATACCGTGAGGTATGGCCCATCCAAGTGTTCCGCGCCGACAGAAACAGCGACGCCGGTTTTAACCGGGACGTTGTGACTGCGGTTAAAGTGCGTCGCAAGGGCGCGCCAGCAATCGTTGAGCCTCGGCATATGGTCAAATGCACCGCATAGGAGAAATCAATGGCAAAGAAAACAGCAGCAGAAAAAGTAGCGTCGGCGCCGCCGCCGCAAGTTCAGACAGGACCGGAAACGCTAACTGTTAACGTTGGCGATGATGACCACGACAAAGCGTTCTCAGTGGAAGTTGTCGGCGTGTCTAACTCGCAACTAATAGTTGACGGATGCTGCGACGAAGGCGAAGCGATCCGTTGTTACTGTGTTTCTAAAAAGATCCTTCCGAATAAATACCGCTTTACGGCGGTCCCGGCATAATGGCAACGCTCACAGAGGATCTAAACACGCGCTTGGCGAATCTCCACGCAGAGATTGCAGCGCTGACAAATAAAAGTGACCAAGGACGCAAACAATCGTTGTACGACGAACTGGAAAAACTGCACCGAGAATTGAAACGTGCAGAGGCGCCGGTTGAAGTTTTCAGCCGAGCAATAACCTAAACGAAACACTCCATCGCGAAGCCTTCGGGAATTGGCGGGGCGGCTTATCCAACCGCCTCGCCTTTTTTTTATGCCCAATTCAATTCACAAACAGATCCTGGACAAAGTGGTCACGACGCTGCAATCGGACAACGACCTGGACCATTTTCTCGACGGCAACATTGTCGTTGCCACAGACCGCAGAGTTATTGAAGAAATCCTTCCGAACCTTCCCGGCATTTTAGTGCTGCCGACAGAATCGGAGCGCATCGACATTGGCAGAGGAACGAACGCAAGCGACGACATAAGTTATCCGGCAGGCGTTGTCATCTTAGACGGCAAGGTAGACGACCCGCTTGATACCGCCGCAGACTTCGACACGAAATTACATTGGCGGCAGTTGGTTATCGACAACTTCATTTCAAAGCGCATGACCGGGATCACCGGCGCAGACGTTTACAACTGCGAGGTGGTTCCACGCGCCATCATTGAAATACCCATGCTGCAAGCTCGCAATCTATGGTCGAGCTTTATCAGTTTGATATTCCGGTCGAGGGTCACAAGGAGTTAGGCGCGGTGGGCCATTTCGTAGGCGTTATTCGAACGGATTGGATGAGCGACGGAAACGGCGACAGATCAATGCGACTTGTTTTAGATGCGTTTTATATCGACGACTCAAGCCGGGAATGGAAAGCGCCTGCCGGAAGCATTGTAGACGGTGCATCTATACCGAAATTCTTTTGGCGGTTGCTAGGCAGTCCGTATTGCGGCGACTATCGCGTGGCGTCGGTATTCCACGACGTTGCTTGTGTCAATAAAAGGCGCCCGTGGCAGACGGTTCACCGAATGTTTAACGGTGCTATGCGCGACTGTGGCGTAAGGATGTGGAAACGCTTGCTGATTTTCTGGGCGGTCTGGTGTTTTGGTCCCAGGTGGAAGGTCAAGGGATGACTACCTACATAGACAGCTTCGAGGAATTGGAAGGCGTGTTTAAGGACATCGACAAGGCATTTGGCGCCATCGAGTATGCCCCGGTATTCGAAGAACAAATCGGAAAGTTGCTTGATGAACACACCGAACATTTCGCGCAGGAAAAGGATTCAACGGGAACAATGTGGAACGAATTGGCGGCTTCGACTATCGCGCGTAAGGGTCACGATACGATTTTGTTCGAAACCGGAAAACTGAAAGCGTCGTTAACTACAAGGGGCGGCGGCGGTCAGATATTAGACGAAATCCACGAAGGGATGTTCCACGGCTTAGTGTTTGGAACGGACGTTGAATACGCGGGAATTCACCAGTTCAGCAGCGGACGGATGCAGCGCCCGCCCGTCGGCTTAAGCGATCATTACATCGAGCAACTAGAAAACGCAATCATGGACTTTGTAGTCGAAGGACTTAAAGAAAAGAAACAAAGCACCCGTTAGGAGTTAAAGCATGGCAGCGAATTTGTATTTCGACAAACAATTGAGCGTTGAAGGGCCAGACGAAACCGGCGCCTACGACGCCACATTATCCGACGGGCGATCAATTGGCATATTCGCGACATTGGCAGACGCACTACACGAAGGCCGCGCGGCTTTAGGACTTGACAATAACAACGAGTCTGCTTCGGACTCATTCGACGAGGAGAATTAGATGGCAATCTATAGTGGAAGCCAAGCGCAGTTGTGTATCGAACCTGGAGCCAGTGCGCATACATTCAATACCTCCAGCGAACCCTATGAATTTTTGTCGGAAACGATGTCACGCACCGATACGGTAGTGGACACCAATGCGATTCGCGGCACGCGATCTCACGCGAAGGAAACAACGCGCGTCGTTCGCAAAGACATTGCCGGGACTATCACGCTTATTCCAAGCCCCGCTGATTTGAATTTGTGGCTACCGCGAATCTTAGGAACCGCCGAATCTAGCGACTCATTTACTTTAGCCGAAACGCTTGCCGGGACCGCAGGCATATTCGGCGTGTTAATTAACCGTGTGCAACAGACGCACGAATACAAGGATTGCGTGGTCAACCGCGCCACCTTTCGCGGCAGCAGCGGCGGATTCGTCGAGTTGTCCCTTGACATTATCGGCAAAGATGAAGCGACAGGTACTAGCTTCCCGTCGTTGACCCTTGGAACAGCGGCGAACAATGCGCCTTATGTATTCAGCGAGGGGGTTTTGACGCTCGTAAGCGCAACGCGAGAATTTCATGATTTTGAGATAACGATTGATAACGTTGTTCAGTCGCGGTTTGCAGATTCGTTGGTTGCCACAGCGCTAGTTGCAACAGACCGAATCGTTACGCTGCGGGCCACGACGCCTTACGTGGCCAACGATCTTACCAACGAAGCCGCGCCGGGAACGGCAGGCGGAACGCTCGTATTCACGAACGGCAATATGTCGACGACATTCACGTTTGGCAATTTAACGAAAAACAATGTTAGCCCAAACATATCCGGCAAGGGCGAAATCAATATGACGGTCGAGTACATTGCAAGAACAAGTAGTACCACAAAGGAGTTGGTCGTAACGCATGACTCGACGACTTAATGCCAATCGAATGCGTATATTGCGGCCATTCGATATATCGGACCAGCCAATTGAAGAAATGCCCCTGCTGCAAGCGTCGCGGCGGTTTGGTATTCTATCCGGACGAAGAAGAAATTCGAAAGCGTGCGGAGAGTATCAAAGCCAAATCATTAAAGGAGACGCGCGATGCCCCAGAAACCCGGAAGCGTTTACATTGAGGACGGTTGCACGATTTCAGGATACGTTGCGGAAATTGCTCGACTGCACGGCGAGGTGCGATTTACTTATCGACCACTAGCGCAACTTGAAAGAGTGACGACGCAGAAAAAAATGTCAGAGGTCAGCGCCGCCCAAGGCGAAAAGATAGCGGCGGAAACAATGCGTCGGCGCTTAGTAGATTGGGACGTTACAAACAATGGGCGGGACGTGCCGATTGAAACCGCCGAGATTCTTCGCCTGCAACCGATGCTATACCAAAAAATGTACCTCATCGTCTTCGGCCAAATTCCTTGCGACGTAGACCCAAACGAATCCCCCGAGGATTGCAACGTTTCTGCGGAGGTGCAAGTGCAACAGATATTCGACGAATCATCGTTGGTCGCGGTCGTGTCGGGAAACTCAGAAGGGCAGTCCGGTTAATGCGCGACCATCCAAAGGTTGCTTTCCGCGACTGCCGTGACTGCCAAAAATATGTATACGACGAAGAAACAGGCGAAAGAGAATTGTGGCGCGGCAAACCATACGAGAGGCCCAAGAACACAAAACCGCCTTGCGGGTATGCGGGCGAATACGAAAACGGAACATCTGCGTGCCCAAAAGGAAACCCGATATCCGGCAATGGCTTTATGAAAATTTCCTATCGCGTCTATCACCACTATTTGAGATGCGACGCCGTGGGGAGATTTCCCGACGACGAACTGGTGGCCGAACACGCGCTGATCTGCAAGTCAAACGTGCGCTAAAACACCTTGACGAAATAGAATGGAATTTGAAAAAGATCCACCCCGAAACGACAGGCCCCGTATGTTATGGCCGATTGCAAGGCATAACGGTGCGCCTAATCGAATGGCTTCGACGGGAATTGAAAAATGGCTGACGTAATTCGCGATGTAGTAGTTCGCATCGGCGTCGAGCAAAAGACCGACCGAATCAAAACGCCTGATTTCAAAGATGCAACGAAGTCGGCGGACAAGTTTACGGATGCGGTGGAAAAGTCGCTTGAGTCGCTTGGCAAAACTTTCGAAGAAGTGACGAGCGACCTGGACAAATTAGATAAGGAGATTGCCGACACTACACCAACGACGCAGCAATGGGGCCAAACTGTAAGCGATGAATCATTAAAGGTTGGCGAAGGATTGAAGGCGGCAACCGAAGGCGCGTTTACGTTGGCACGTGGTGTTGCTTTTATGGCAGCATCGAATGAGGAAGACTTCCAAAAAGTCGTCCAGAACATTGCTATGGTTCAAGGCGGGTTTGATGCGTTCAAAGGGTCGATTGAAATGATAAAGGGCGTAACGGACGCGCAAAAAGCGATGGCCGAATCGGCACGCGCGACAGAAATTGCAAGCAAGATATTGAGCACTTCATTTATGGGACCGGCCGGGGTTGTTGCGGCACTCGCGGCGGCGGCAGCGGGGTATGTCTATCTAATAAAACAACAGGAGAAAAAGGCGGAGATGGACCGCGAGGAGTTGCGGCGGCTAGATGAACTCGCCAAAAAAACGTTTGCAGTAAATGCGCAGACTCGCGACCGGATACGGGCGCTTAGTGACTTGGAAACGCAGGCAAAAGAGTTGGATGCCGAATTGGCAAAGTTGCGCGAAGGCCCGATG